AGTGACGCGGGAGGCGCCAGGCGAGCCCGGAGATACCCAAACGAGTCGGCGCCGCGAGCGCCTTCAATCGCCGGTGATCCGTCGCATAGGTCCGGACACTACACAAAAGGAGAGCGCGCCCGACAGGTGTTGGACGCGCGATTACAACCTACACCATGCCGATCGAGGGCCGCGACGAGTGGGTCGCCGCGGCTGCGAGGCACTTCGCATGAAGGACGGGTACCTGCGCGGAGCGCTCTCGCCTAGGGCGACGCAGCGCCAGATGGACGTGCTCGCTGCCTTCGTCGCCGCAGGTGGGTCCGTCCAGGACGCGGCCGAACTCGTGGGCATCCGTCCGAGCACGGTCAAGCGTCACCTCGCCGACCTCCGTGCACGGTCGGGTCTTACCACCGAGCAGCTGATCTACGTCGGGCGGGCATCCGGACGCCTCGTGGTGCCGAGTCTCGAACCCTCGCTGACCTGACGACCAGCGACGATGGATCACCGCGGGGTTAGGTCGAGGAGCCGGTCGAGAGGGCGCAGCTGCTCTGCTGGTACTTGATGATTGGCCACGGGGTAGTGGGACGGCCCTGTCATCTTGACGGGCTGAACCTCAATGTCGTCGAGTGTGGACCACCCGTGCAGCGTCACCTCGCTGCCTTCGACTGAGCACCAGATGATGGCGTCTGCCTTGCGGCGCAGGGTGCCAAGCTGTCCAGGCGTGACGCACCGGCCCATGTCATCCCAAGTCCCGTCGTCCCACGTCTTCACCTCGACGCGGATGCCGCCAATCACGAGGTCCTCGCGACGCGTCTGCGAGATGTCGCGAAAGACCGACTCGACCTCAAGACCCAGTGCCTTCGCCCACTTCTCGACGGCCACCTCCCCGTACTTCCCTTTGCGGTGGCTCCCCTGCAGATTGCGGTAGTACCCGGGACGGCCCTTGAAGACTTCGTAGGTCGCGTCCCCGAGGCGGTTTGCCTCGTCGACCTCGGCTTCGGTGAGCGAAACGAGTACAGGCATCGGGGGCTCCTTGGGCCATCGAAAAGCGTTCGGAGTGATGTGCTAGGCTCGGCCACTATGACAGCCTCGGACCCAGTCTTGGACGGCGCTCGCGGTCAGGTCTTGCTGGGCGATAACCTTGAGGTGCTGGCGGGTCTGCCAGACGAGTGTATCGACCTCATCTACGTCGATCCGCCGTTCAACACCGGCAAGCGCCAGACCCTGACGAGCATCAAGACTGTCCGAGATGAAGATGGTGACAGGACCGGGTTTCAGGGGAACCGATACCGCACCGTGAAGGTCGGCAGCAGCAGCTACGTCGACGTTCACGACGACTACCTCGCGTTCCTCGAACCCCGACTGGTCGAGATGCGGCGCATCCTGAAGCCGACCGGCAGCCTGTACTTCCACATCGACTACCGCGAGGTGCATTACTGCAAGGTGCTCCTCGATCTGATCTTCGGCCGGGACTGCTTCCTCAACGAAGTCATCTGGGCATACGACTATGGCGCCCGCACGAACAAGAAGTGGCCGCCGAAGCACGACAACATCCTCGTCTACGTCCGTGATCCTGCCCGCTACTTCTTCGACGCCGAGGCAATCGAGCGGATCCCATACATGGCGCCGGGGCTGGTCGGGCCCGAGAAGGCGGCCCGCGGGAAACTCCCGACCGACACGTGGTGGCACACCATCGTCCCGACGAACGGGAAGGAGCGCACCGGCTACCCGAATCAGAAGCCGCTGGGCATCCTGCGGCGCGTCGTTCAAGGGTCCTGCCCGGAGGGAGGCCTGGTGGCCGACTTCTTCGCGGGGAGTGGCACCGCGGGCGCCGCAGCCTACGAACTTGGACGTCGCTTCCTCCTGGTGGACAACAACCCCGAAGCTGCTCGCGTGATGGCGGAGCGGTTCGCTCAGTTCGAAGGCGTTGCCTACCGCGGTCTGAACCCGCCAGACGCTGATGTCCAGACGACCCTCTTCGCGGCTGGCTGACGGTGAGCATCGTGGGTCCGTCGCGGCCTATCTCCGACCAAGACGTGGCGCTACTGGCGTCCATCTCGGCCGCCCTCATGGGCGACTACGTCAAGGGGGCGGACGACCCGTGGCTCGGGAGTCCGTTCGCTTGGATCAAGACTCGCCCGTCCCGTCAGGTCGGCTCGATCGGCGAGCAACTGGTCGCGGGCTGGTTCGCCGCCAAGGGCCTCGACGTCATCCGCACCGGCGACTCGGACGCCGACCGGGTAATTGACGGAAAGCGCGTCGAAATCAAGTTCTCGACGCTCTGGGAGTCCGGAGACTATGTCTTCCAACAGATTCGAAACCAGCGCTACGACGTAGCCCTGCTCCTCGGACTGTCGCCGTTCTCGGGCTCCTGCTGGGTCGTTCCCAAGCCTGTCCTCCTGGAACAGCCATTCAAGGCCGGGCTGTCACACCAGCATGGGGGACAAGCCGGGACGGACACCGTCTGGCTGCGGTTCAAGGCTGACTCTCCGCCTGCATGGCTGTCGGCGTACGGTGGGACGCTGGGGGCAGCCTATGAGCAACTCCGTCTGCTGTAGGTTGGGCTGACCGACGGCGCGCGGGCGCCGCGTCATGGCTCCTCCTGGTCGATCCTTGCGAAGGCGGCAGCGATCGCCTCGACAAGTTGCCCGTCGCGGATCCCTTGCTGGCGGGCGCCCCGAGGATGGTAGGAGGCGACGACGTGCCGGCCGTGGCTACGCCCCACCGCGAGCACTGGACGCTCCCCATGGCGAAGGTCGCGGAGATCGAGAAGTTCGCGGACCTCCGGCCACCAATCCTTGCCGGCCACGAGCACGATCCTGCGAGCGCCGATGTCGTCCATCACGGCCCAGAAGAGCTCGCCGACGAGGGGCGTCTGCACTGCCTTCAGGGCGCCGTCAGGTCCCTTGTCTGGGTCGTCCCAGCCGAGCGGGTAGACGTTCCACCAAGCGTATCGGCTGTACCAGACGCCTGCTCGATCTGGTTCCAGCACAGGAACGAGCCGTCGCGACACCGACCAGAAGGGCGAACCCGATCGGTGTCCCCGCCGGACGACCTCCCACAACGGTTCGCGACGATTCCTTGCCCATTCTTGCGCCCCTTCGAGGAGGCGCTGTTGGCCTTCAGGCGTCGACGCTTCCGCGGCGGTCCAGCGCGCCGGCGTCTCCGCTGCATCCCAGCCCTGGAGTGCTTGCCCAACGACTACCAGGCCGTGGTAGTCCGACCCCACGAAAGGCCAGTGGGCCGCGATGATGCCTCGACCGATATCGCCCGCGTTGGCGCCCACGGCCTGGAGCAGGCGGAGGTAGACGCCCTCCGCGCTGGTCCCCGTCATCGACCAGCTCGGAAGCGGTCGCGCACGGCTCGCTCCATGTCCGGCGTCAAGGCGCCCCACCGCGTCCTCATCTCCGACGTCGGCCGCGGATAGCGGGCACGCAGGAAGGCCCGGACCCTATTCGCGTCTCGGAGCCCCAGGCTCCGAGCGAGGTCTTCCGGCGTCGGGCCGTCGCCGGCGTGCAACGCCGATCTCGCGGACGGCTGGGGCGGCCGCTCGATACGGGGAGCACCATCCCCCGATCTGCTGAATGGCCGCCGCAACCTCGTGAGCATCGCGCGAACCGGCGTGGCAGGGCGCTTGGCGATGTTGAGCGGTGGGTCCAGGCGGGCGAGGACAAGCGTCTCGAACGCATCGAGCCCGAGACGATCGGGATAGGCGATCACCGACACCATGAGGTGCTGGCGCATCCAGTCGGTCAGCTGACCCTCGCCGTCTCGGCTCATGTGGCCCCCACCGATCGGCTCGAGCCCGAGTTGTATTCGCAGGGGTGACGCGAGGGTCAGGCGGAACGTGGAGCCGTAGATGTCGCAGCCCATGTGGTTCCCACGGATCCGGCTCCCCAGCGTCGCGTGGCTACCTCCAGCGCCAGCCTGGCCAGCGTAGATGAGGCCGGCGTCGACGGGCAGGCCGATACCATCCGCGATTTGCCCCGCTCCCTCCACATCGACGAACCAGGCATAGATCCCGGGCTCGCCCGTACCGCTCAGCCGGTGTAGCTCAGTTGGGGCTACACGTCCGCGAGCGTCCATCAGTCGACGGAGGGCTTGGTCTGGCGTCGGCAGCGGGTTCATCAAAGGTGATCAAACACATCGCGGAGAGCGACTGCCATTCGCTGCTCCTCGACGCCGCTCCGACACATACCCATGATCCGTCGGCCCGCTCCCCCAGCGTGTCGAACCTCTACGTCCAATCGGCTCGCCGCCGTCCGGATCACGCATACCTCATGGAGTGACCCATGCGTGGATCGAGTCTGGGTCCAGCATCGATCGTGGTCGCCGTGAGGCGTGGTGCAGCGCCAGACATTCCCGACTACGCCCGCCCGCCCGAGGTCTGCGTGCATGTCTCGCCACGACGGATACCGCGAGGCCGGTTCGAGGGACATCGCCTTCTCGATGCGGTCCGCGAGGCGTCTTGACACCTGCGGAGCAAGGTCGCGAACCCGCGTATAGCGGCCCGTGGGGACGAGAGCCCGGATTTCGTCACGCGATGGTCGATCGAAGGGCCACTGGCCCGTGAGCAGTCGATAGGCCGTCACGCCCATGGAGTAGATGTCGGAAGCGACGGTTCCCCGCCCCGTCGACCACATCTCTGGGGCAATCGTGTAGGGGCTCCCCTCCGCGGGAGCCGTTCCATCCCGATCAAGCTGGTAGGCAAGCCCGAAGTCGCCCAACAACGCGAACTCCGGGGTGTCGAGGAAGATGTTGTCGGGCTTGATGTCGCGGTGGAGGAGGCCCCGGTCGTGACAGGCGCCAAGCCCGACCAGCACCTGCCGGATCCAGCTAACGACCGTATCGGCTGGCAGCCCGAGCAGGTTCGCCTTGCGGAAACCCTCCGCGGATCCCAATGGGGCGATCCGCGCTGCGATGTACGGGATATCGTCGTATGTGTCGGCGTTGTAGACCCGCAGCACGTGCTCGCCTTCGAGCGCCGTCAGGATCGTGGCTTCCCCATACACGTGGATGGTCGATGATCCAGGCCGGAACGTCTTGAGGGCGACGAGTTGCTGCTGATGAGTGTCGTGGGCCTTCCAGACGTCGTTCAGGCCCTCGCCAAGTTTGCCGAGGATCTCGTAGCGATTCGCGAACGTCGTCCCTATCATTCGGCCATTGTAAGGAGGATGGAGTGACGGTCTGGGGAATGGCGGTGAGGATCGATCACGGGAACCCCGTCGTGGTTGGGGTTGAGTTGACGGGATCGCGAGCCGCGCCGACGGGCCGGCAGGTCTTCCTGCACCGATGCGAATCGACCGACCGGGCTCGGGCTCTCATGCTCCTGGCGAACGACCTCGACCACGAGCTCGGGAAGCTTCCTCCGGCTGTTGTCGTCGTGAGAGCGATGGATTGGTTCCAGGCCCGACGCGAGAACGTCGCGCGGCCACGAATCCAGGTGGAGGGGGTCTTGCTGTCCGTTGCGCGTCGCGTAGTTCCCGTCGTTGCGGCCTACTCAGGGCGGGAGATTGGGGACCTCTGCGGGGTCTCGAAGATCGAGATCGAAGCCACGGCGACCCGTCTCCTAGGAGACCTAGACCGGGACGCGGTCGTGGCTGGGCTTGGCGCCCTCGTTCTCGCGGAATGCGATTGATTGTGCGTCCGCCAGGTCTAGGGGGTGAGAGCTAGTTCCCGAAGCGCACGGATTTCGTCGCCGAGCTCCTTGCGGCAACTGGCTAGGCCACTCGACTCGGCGACCACTGCGGCTCCCACCACACGGTCTGCCCCAGCCGCGCGAGCGCGCCTCGCCGTACTGGTCAGCTGCGCCCCAGATGCGAGGACGCCCTCAATGACCAGCACCGTCCCGTGGGCTCCGTTCTGTGCCCAGAGGGCGAGCGGTGATTTCGCCATGCCCACAACGAGCCCGGCCAGCTGATTCCCGAGCGGCGATGAACCCGTGATCATCCCTGCTCCAGTGACCACCGCAAAGTCGGCTAGTTGAGATGTCAGCTCCCTCAGTCGATCTGGATCAGACAGCGACTCCTCGAGATCTCGCCCGGCCCTATGGATTATGCCGATCCAGTCGCTGTCGGGTCGTGGCTGTCGAGCCGGCTCTCCGCGCACCTGCTCCATCGATCCCTCGTACCTTCCGGAAGACAAGTTATAGACCTGTGTCTAATCGTCGTCTATCGTAGTCTGGACTATGGACGAAAGCAATGTCGTGCTCAGTCCCGAAGCGAGACTCACGTCATGCCAAGAGCGGCCGATCACGATCGGACTCCCGGGTCCCTTGAATGAGAGGCTCGACAGGCTCGTTGAGCTCGCGGACGCCGAGGGCGCCCGGACGAACAGAAAGGAACTGGTGGCAGCTCTGGTTCTGGCTGCCCCGGAGTCGGCAGCGGAACTCGCCGACTCTGTGATTGCTTTCCGTAAGGCGAAGGCTCGCGATGCCGCGGTCTCGGGCGATCTCGCCGCCGTCCTCCAGTTTCGACGACATCAACCCGGTCCGCGACCGAAGGCAGCATCGAGGCGCTGAACGACGAGAGAGCACTCGGTGACGAAGCGGCCTGCACCGCGGGTACGACCCTGGCCTTGCAGGCGTAGCACCGCAGGCGAATAGACCCCATCGGCGTCGTCGCGCACGCTCCTCTGGATGTCGACGAGCGTTGGATCGAGCGTCATGTACGGCACGGGCGCGGCATTCGCGCCCCTCCGCGCAGACAGTCGGCGCGTGCGATGAAGCTCTGCACGGTCTGCGGCGTGGTCACCAGCCGACCTGGCAGTCGCTGCACGCAGCACGCGCGCCAATCGAACCGCAGTCGGCACAACGCCCTGTACAGCACGCGCGCCTGGCAGCGCCTCAGCGCCCGAGTGCTTCGCGCATGGCGTGGCGAGCATGGGAACTGGTGCCCGGGCTACCAGCGTGACGCCCACCCTGCCAGCGACCTGACCGTTGACCATGTCGTTCCGCTGGCGTCAGGCGGCGCGCCCTTCGACATCGGCAACTGCGCCGTCCTCTGCCGGTCGTGCAACTCGACGAAGGGTGCCGGACAGGCCGACCGGGGGACCCCACACGCAGGTTGTGCGCTCCTGGAAGACCGCGCCTCCCAATTGTGCGCACGCGGCCGAGTTTCGCGAATAATCCCGGACCTCGCCGCCGACGCCAGCCGCGGCCACGTTCGCCCACGGGCGCCACAGGGCGCCGGAGTCGGCCGATGATCGAGATGCTGGCCACCTGCGCGCCCGAACGTGAAAGGGCCCCGGGTTGGCGCCCGGGGCCCGATGGCCAGCTGGCTGCGGTCGGCCTATCCGGCGTCGCCCTGGGAACCGGCCTCCGGCATGACCGTCTTGCGCCCGCGAGGGGCCCGCGTCCGGATCGGCTCGGGCGTCGGGTCGGGCTCCGCCTCGGTCGGCACCACCTCGACGGCGACGTCGCCGTCGGCGGCCTTGCGGGCGAGCGCCGCCTTGCGCAGCGCGCTCGTGTACTGGTTCCAGTGGGGCTTGCACATCCGGCCAAGGCCGTCCTTCTGGCTGGGCTGGGCCGGGAACTCGTCGGCCAGCGCCTGGTGCGCCTCGATCCCGAACTTCGCCGATCCGATGCACTTGCGCATGTCCGCCATCTCGCTCGTCCTTTCGCTCGCCTACGCCGATCTGGCGTTGGGCCGCCCATCCATCACGCTGCCGGCGCGACGATGCAAGGCCGAAGCTCGCGAGTCGCCCGATGACGGCGAAGACGCCCGTCGCTGCGGCCCCGACCACGGCCTGGCGCAACCGGATCACGGGCTCCGGCGATGAGGCGCCTGACCAACTCCTCGCCAACCCGGCGAACTGGCGGATCCACCCGAAGGCGCAACAGGACGCCCTTGTCGGCGCGCTCGACCAGGTCGGCTGGGTCCAGCAGGTCCTCGTGAACCGGCGCTCGGGCTTCGTTGTCGATGGCCACGCTCGGGTGGCGCTCGCCCTGCGCCGCGGCGAGCCTACCGTGCCGGTCCTGTACGTCGACCTGGACCCCGAGGAGGAGGCGCTCGTCCTCGCCACCCTCGACCCGATCAGCGCGATGGCCGGGCGGGACGAGGACAAGCTCCGGGCCCTCCTCGCGGACATCAGTGTCGACGATGCCGGCCTCCTCGCCCTGCTCGGCGATCTCGCCGGCAACGATCCGAAGGCCGGCCTGACCGACCCCGACGAGGTACCTGAGACTCCTGAGGAGCCCTACGTCAAGCCGGGCGAGCTGTACCTGCTCGGCGACCATCGGCTCCTGTGCGGCGACGCGACCAGCCCCGCGGACGTGGCGCGCCTCCTGGCCGGGGCGGCACCGACGCTCCTCGCCACGGACCCGCCTTACGGCGTCCAACTCGACCAGACGTGGCGCGACGGCGTGTACAACGGCCCGCGGAAGCGCGTGCGGGGCTGGGGCGTCGTCGCGGGCGCCGCGAAGCCGTACATGATGCGCGAGGCCCCAGATGGCCAGCCCGACGGCGACGACGCCACACGGGCCACCCGTGGCGCCCACGGGCGCACCGCGGGCCACCGGCACACCTCGATCAGCGGCGATGTCCGGGCGGACTGGTCCGAGGCGTTCGCCCTCGTGCCCTCGCTCCAGGTCGGCTACATCTGGTACGCGAGCGCCCACACCCTCGAAGTGCTGCAGGGCCTCCTGGGGATCGGCTTCGAGCTCGCCCAGCAGATCATCTGGGACAAGGGCCTCTTCTCGATCGGCCGCTCCTGGTACCACTGGGCGCACGAGCCCTGCCTCGTCGTCCGGAAGCCCGGCGTGCCCAACCTCTTCATCGGCGAGCACGACCAGGCGACGATCTGGCGCGCCCCCTCGCCCAAGCGGATCGGCTCGGGCTCCAAGGAGCACAAGGAGGACCACCCGACCCAGAAGCCGGTGGTCCTCTCCGAGATCCCGATCCGCAACCACCTGCGCCCAGGCGAGGCCGTCTACGAGCCCTTCAGCGGGTCAGGCACCACGCTCATGGCGGCCGGGACCCTGGGCCGGCGCTGCTACGCGATGGAGATCGACCCGAAGTACGTCCAGGTCGCGATCGAGCGGTGGCAGAACTTCACGGGCCGGACGGCCGAGCGCGTCGATGGGTAGGCGCGGCCCGGCCCCAACCCCCACGAAGGTAAAGATGCTGCGCGGCGAGACGCGCCCGAGCCGTCTGAACCTGCGCGAGCCGATGCCCTCGCCGGACGTCCCGAAGATGCCGACCGACATGGACGACGCGGCGAAGGCCGTCTGGCGGCGGGTCCTGCGCGACATGCGCCACACGGGCGTCATCCGGGCCGCCGACGCGGACGTCCTGCGCTGCTACTGCGAGGCGGTCAGCCGCTACGCCCAGGCGGCCCGCCTCTACGCGCAATCGGGCCCCATCGTCTCGCGCGACGGGAACCTCGTGAAGAACCCGCTCCACCAGGTCGCCCGCGACAACGCCGACGAGATCCGCGGGTTCGCCCGCGAACTCGGCCTCTCGCCGTCGGCGAGGGTGGGGCTGCGGATCGAGCCCGAGCACGCCCTCGACGCGCTCACCGCCGACATCGGCCTCCCGCCGAGGCTTCGGGTGGTCGCCGATGTGGGCTGAGACGTGGTCCCCGATGCCCTCTCCGGCGGCCCCCACTTCGCCGCGTACTGCGAGCGCTACATCCGCCACACGAAGGGCCGCTGGGCCGGCCGGCCGCTCATCTACGAGGACTGGCAGCGAGAGTTCTGGTGGGAGGCATTGGAGTTCGACCCCGCGACCGGTCTGCGGATCTACAACGAGGTCGGGCTTGGCATCCCGCGCAAGAACACCAAGTCCACGATGGCCAGCGCCGCTGGGCTCTACATGCTCGACGCCGACGGCGAGCCCGAGCCCGAGGTGTACGTCGCCGCGGCCGCCCGCAACCAGGCCGGCATCGTGCTTGGACAGGCCCGGAGCATGGTCCAGCGCAGCCCGCTCCTGCTCGACCGCCTCGTCCCGCACCGGTACGCGATCGAGTGCCCCCGCAACGGCGGGATCATGCGCTCCCTCTCGTCGGATGCCGCCCTCCAGCACGGTCTCAACCCCTCGGCCAACATCGTCGACGAGCTCCACGCCCACAAGTCCGCCGAGCTCTACACCGCGCTCACGACCGGCACCGGAGCCCGCGAGCAGCCCTTCACGCTCTGGATCACGACGGCCGGCGTGGCCGGCGAGGGCATCCTCGCCGAGCTCTTCGACTCGATGTTCACCGGATCCGGCGAGCTCGAGGACCGGGGCTCGCTGCTCATCTACCGCGACCGGACGAACGGCACCCTCATCTACTGGTATGGCGCCCCGCGCGACGCGGACATCGAGGACCCCGCGGTCTGGTACGCCGCGAACCCCGTCTCCTGGCTCCACGACGGCAAGTACCTGGGCGCCCAGTTCGCACGGCTCAAGGCCCGCGGTGCGCTCCTGGAGTGGCGGCGCTACCACCTCAATCAGTTCGTCGGGTTCGAGGACACCTGGCTCCGTGAGGGCGCGTGGCGGGCGACCGCGGGCGACCTCCCGCTCAACGTCGCCCTGCCGATCGGCGTGGGCATCGACCGCAGCCCGGACGGTTCGCTCGGCGCGGTCGCGGTCGCGCAGCGCCAGGGGGACCGGGTCGTGGTGAGGGCGCAGGTGTTCGCCCCGGAGTCGGCGACCGGCATGGCCAGCGCCGAGGCGATGCGCGTTCGCCTCCGGGACCTGCGCCTCGAGTTTCCCCTGGCGCAGTCCCGCGACGAGAAGACGAAGCGGGCGCTGGCCGGGCCCGCCTTCGCCTTCGACCGCCTGGCCTTCGGCGAGTCGGCCGAGATCCTCGAGGCGGACGGGCTCGCGATGGTCGACGTCCCGATGACGGCGGCCGTAATGGGCCCGCCCTCGACGCTCGCCTACGAGCTCATCACGACCGGGCGGCTCGTCCACGACGACGACCCGCTCCTCGCCGAGCACGTCGCCAACACGACCGCGGTCCTGACCGACCGCGGGATGAAGATCACCCGCTCCAAGCACGGCTCGACGCGCCCGAACGTGGCCGCCGTCGCGATGGTCCGGGCGATCGCGATGGCGAGCCAGGAGGCGCCGACGCCGTTTGTCCGCACGCCACGGGCGCCGGTGGGCTTCTGACGATGCTCGACCCGACCCGCACCCTGATCCCGGGTTCCCTCGACTGGTGGCTCGCCCGGCTGGGCAAGCGCCTCGACGACCGGCGCGTCCCGATGACCCGCCTAGAGGACTACTACGCGGGCGTCCAGCCGCTCGCCTTCGCGTCGGCCAAGTTCCGCCAGGCGTTCGGGGACCGGTTCCCGGCCTTCTCGTCCAACTTCATGGCCCTCGTGGTCGATGCCCACCGCGAGCGGCTCCATGTCCAGGGCATCCGGATCGGTGACGCCCCGGAAGGCGATGCCGACGCCTGGCGCTGGTGGCAGGAGAACCGGCTCGACGCCGAGTCGCAGAAGGCGCACACCGAGTCCCTCGTCAAGGGCGTCGCCTACGCGCTCGTCTGGCCGGATCCCGCGACGCATCTGCCCGAGGTGACGATCGAGTCGCCGCTTCAGGTCGTAGTCGAGACCGAGCCCGGCAAGAGCTGGAAGCGGCGGGCCGCCCTCAAGCGCTGGCTCGACGACGATGGCCGCTACCGGGCCGAGCTCTACCTGCCCGACGGGATCTACAAGTTCCGCTCCGAGCAGCGCACCGACTGGTTCAGCGCCCCGTCGTGGGCGTCGGTCGCGACCTGGACGCGGGACGAGATCGCGACCGAGTCGTGGCCCGTCGCGAACCCGCTCGGGGTCATCCCGATCGTGCCGATCGTCAACCGGCCGAGGCTCGCCGGCGACGGCCAGTCCGAGATCGCGATGGTGATGAGCAACCAGGACGCGATCAACAAGCTCCGCGCCGACGCGCTCATCGCAGCCGAGTTCGCCTCGTTCCGCCAGCGCTGGATCATCGGGATGGACATCCCGATCGACCCCGAGACCGGGCAGCCCGTCGAGCCCTTCCGCTCCGCGGTCGACCGCCTGTGGATGGTCCCGCCGCCGGACCCCGACGACCCCAACCCGCCCAAGGTCGAGTTCGGCGAGTTCGAGCAGACGGACCTCGCCCCGATCTACGCCGGCATCGACACCGAGGTCCAGCACCTCGGCGCGATCAGCCGCACGCCCTACCACTACCTGCTCCCGCAGTCGGGCCAGCCGCCGTCGGGCGAGTCGCTCAAGTCGTCCGAGACGGGGCTCATGGCCAAGGTCGCCGACTCGATGCTCAACAAGGGCGAGTCCTGGGAGGAGATCTTCCGCCTGAACTTCGCCTTCCGGGGCGACCCGCGGGCGAAGGACACCGCCGCCGAGATCATCTGGAAGGACCCGGAGAGCCGGACGGAGGCCGTCCACACCGACGCCCTCGTGAAGCAGCGCAGCCTCGGCATCCCCGACGAGATCCTCTGGGAAGGCCTCGGCTACTCACCCCAGCAGGTCGCCCGGATCAAACGGCTTATCGCCGAGGCGCCGCCGCCCACGCCGGTCGGGCCGCCGATCACGGATCTGTCCATCCCGCCCGGACCAGCGGCGACCGGGACAACCCCATCGCCTGCCGATCCCGGTTCGGCGATCCCCACACCAGCAGGAAGGTAGCGAGACGCGATGAGCGAGAACGACCCGACCACGGGCGCGACGCCCGGCACCGGCGCGACGCCGGCGCAGGCCGGAACCCCTCCCACGGCTCCAGCCGAGTCCACGCCCGCGACGGGCGAGGACAACCTCGGCGAGGCCGGCAAGAAGATCCTTCGCGACCTTCGCGCCGCGGAGCGCGAGGCACAGCGCCGCGCCGAGGCCGCCGAGAAGGAGCTGGCCGACCTCCGGTCGGCGACACAGACCGACGGCGAGAAGGCGCTCGCGCAGGCGAAGCGCGAGGCGGCCGCCGAGGAGCGCGCCAAGTTCGAGACGAAGCTCCGCCGGGCGGAGGTCCGCTCCGCGCTGCGGTCGGCCGGCCTCACGAACGACGCCCTCGTCGAGCTCGCCTTGAAGTCCGACCTCTTCGCGGCCCTCGCGGTCGACGACGAGGGCCGCGTGACCGACCTCGACAAGGCGATCGCGCAACTGCGGAAGGACGCGCCCGAGCTATTCGCGGCCGCCTTGGCCGGAACGGTCACCCGAGGCGTTCAGACGCCGCACGCCGACCGGCCACGCGACCTCGAATCGTCGATCCGCACCCACTACGAGCAGCAGCACTGACCGCCCGATCCGGGCGATAGAAAGGACCGACCACCGTGCCCGTGACTCTCGCCCAGGCGAGCCTCAACGCCACCACCGACCTCGACCGCAACGTCATCGACGAGTTCCGCAAGTCGAGCTTCCTGCTCGACCGGCTGCCCTTCGACCAGTCGGTCAACCCCGCCGGCGGCGGCTCGACCCTCGTCTACGGCTACACGCGCCAGATCACCCAGCGCTCGGCCGCCTTCCGCGCGATCAACGCCGAGTACACCCCGGCCGAGGTTGAGAAGGCGCAGTACACGACTAACCTCCGGCCGCTCGGCGGCAGCTTCCAGATCGACCGAGTGCTCGACGGCATCGGGGCGATCAGCGAGGTCTCGTTCCAGATCGGCCAACTCATCAAGGCCGCCAAGGCGTACTTCGCCGACCAGGTCATCAACGGCGACAGCGCGGTGACGACCGACGGCTTCGACGGCCTCAGCAAGGCCCTCATCGGCTCGTCCACCGAGTACAACGCCGACAACATCGACGACTGGACCGGGATCAACAGCCAGATCCTCGCGCTCCAGGCGATGCAGAAGATCAACGCCTGGCTCGGGCTCATGGACGGCACGCCCGACGCGATCCTCATGAACAGCACGGCGCTGTCCTGGTTCACCCTGATCGCCGCGTTGTCCGGTCAGCTGCGCTCGGCGACCGACGCCTTCGGCCGCCCGGTCTCGACCTACCGCGACATCCCGCTCGTCGACCTCGGCGCGAAGGCGGGGTCCTCGCTCGACGTGATCGCCACGTATGGGGGGACCAACGAGGTCCAGACCGTCACGATCACCGGCACCCCGACCGGCGGGACGTTCACCCTGACGTTCGCCGGGCAGACCACGGCGCCGATCGCCTACAACGCGGCATCGGCGGCGGTCGTCTCGGCGCTCGAGGCCCTGGCGAATATCGAGGCTGGCGAGGTGACCGCATCGGGCGGCGCGTTGCCGGGCACCCCGGTTGCGGTCACCTTCAAGGGCCAGTACGCGGGCGTCAACGTCCCGCAGATGACCTCCAGCGGCACCGGCCTCACTGGCGGCACGACGCCGGCCGTCGCCGTGACGACCACCACGCCAGGCGGCGGTGGCACGGGGTCCGGTCAGACGGGGCTCACCGACCTGTTCGCGGTCCGCTTCGGGCTCGACGGCTTCCACGGCGTGGCGGTCACCGGATCGCTCGTGAAGCAGTGGCTGCCCGACTTCAGCACCGCGGGCGCTGTGAAGACGGGCGAGGTCGAGATGGGCCCGGTCTCGGTCGCGCTCAAGGCGTCCAAGGCGGCTGCGGTCTACCGCAACCTCAAGGTCGCCTGACGAGCGGGTGGGAGCGAACCCCATGTCGCTCGTGATGCTCGGTGAGGTCCGTGCGCTCGTCGAGACGGGCCTCACCGACGTCGACCTCCAGGCCATCCTCGACCGCGAGGAGGGCTGGCTCGCGTCCCGGATCGGGGCGCTCACCGGCGAACGGACCGAGACGTTCCGCCCGGCGCTCCCCGATGCCCCGATCTACCTCTCGCGGCGCACCGATGCCATCAGCGTGACGGACAACGGAGTCGCTGTGCCCGCGGGCGACCTGTGGTTCGTGCCGGCGACCGGATTGATCCGGCGGATCAACGTCCCATGGCCGGGTCCATGGCCCGGCCCCTGGCCGTGGACCGACTCCGCGAGCGGGCTCGGCACCTGGACCGGCCCCGTGGAGGTCACGTACACCCCGACCGACGCCGACGCCGTGGCCCGGGCGGTCATCGAGCTCGTCCGGGGCACCCTCGCCGAGACCGGCAGCGACGCCGAGACGATCGGCGACTACAGCTACAGCCGGGGCGGCGCGGCCACGCGGCTCGGCCGGCTCGCGCTCGCCCGGAGCGTGCTCCTGCGCCGGCCGGCCTACGCGATGCGCCTGCGCTCATCGGCGGAGCCGGCATGAGCTTCGACCGTCTCCTGATCCACACCCTCGCCGTGGAGCGACCCACCTCGGGCGCCCTCGACGCCTATCGTCAGCCGACCCGCACCTACGCGACGCTCGCGACGTTCCGCGGGCGGCTCGAACCGAAGTCCGCCCGCGAGATCGCCGCGCTCCACGGTGCTGGCGCCGTCGTCTCCGATCACACCCTCCGCACCCGGCCGCGCGACCTGCGGGCGAGCGACCGGATCCGCTTCGAGCCCGACGACGGCCGACGCTTCGAGATCACCGGCATCCGGCTCATCGGGGCCCGCCACCACCTCACGATCGACCTCACCCTCATCGAGGCGGGCGTCTGATGGCCCGCAAGAACAACCGCGTCGTGCTCAACCGCGCGGCCCTCGATGCGATCACGCTCGGGATGGCCGACGGCCTGCTCGCGCTCGCCGACGCGGTGATCGCGGCGACCAAGGTGCCTGACGCGCCGGTCCTCGGCATCGGCCTGATCGAGGAGGGCGGGACCGTCGCCTATGTCGCGGGCAAGAAGGTCGGCGGGGCGGCCAAGAAGCCCTCGGCGATGAAGGTTCGGAAGATGGGGGTCGCCGTGGCCGGCGGCTTCCCCTTCCCGGCCCGGTTCCAGGAGCTCGGCACGGTCCACCAGCCGGCGCGGCCGTTCCTGACGCCGGCCCTGCTGGCCACCGTGCCCGGCGCCGCGCCGTTCATCAAGGCGGCCACCGCCAAGCGACTGGCGGCCGTCAAGTGATCGACCCGCTCGACGCGCTGCTCGATGAGATCGCCGCCAACCCCGGCGTGGCCGCCCTCACGACGCGCATCCGTGGTGGCGAGCCGGCCCCCGGCGACGTGGCCAGCCCCTTTGCGCCCTTCGTCGTCCTCGTGCGCCTCGGATCGACCCGCGAGAAGCGGGCGCCGGTCCAGGAGGTCCGGATCGGCCTCCGCTGCTACGGCACCAGCTTCGCCGACGCGGCCGCCCTCTACGGCGCGGTGTCCGACGCGATCCACAACGTCGGGCCCCGGATCGGGGCGGCAGGGGTGCTGATCCACCGCACCTTCGACGACGCCGGGATGGGCGCCCAGACGGACCCCGACACGGGGCAACCCCACGAGGACGGGGTCATCTCGCTCTTCGCGGCGACGACGGTCGTCGCGCCATGAACTGAAGGCGAAAGGAGCACTGGCATGGGACTCGTCATCGATCCCAAGGCGTACATCATCGGCGCGGCCGAGGTCTACTACCGCGCGATCGGGGCCAGCGGCGCCTGGTCGAGCATCGGGGCGACGATCGACGACGTCGTCTTCCGGGTGAACCAGACAACCTTCAATCCATCCGAGACCTTCAACGGCGTCCTCGAACCGATCCGCGAGATGGACTACATCAGCAAGGCGGGCGCGGAGGCCGAGTTCACGATGCCCGAGTTCGCGGGCTCCAAGCTCGCCCTCGCGGTGCTGGGCGCCCAGTCCGCGACCCTCGCGACGACCGACGCCAGCGGCACGCCGCTCTCCACGACCCTGGCCGCAGCGGCCGCGATCGGCGACACGACGGTCAAGGTCGTCGGGGTCACGAACGCGGCGGTCGGCGACTACATCCGGATCAACGTCGCCGGGGTCCTCGCGGAGTACCGCCGGATCGACGTCGTCGGCACCGTGGGCGCGGGCGGCACGGGCCTGCAGTTCCGGGACCCGCTCCTCAAGGCCCATGCGAGCGGCGTGGCGGTCGTCGAGACGATCGGCGACGGCAAGACCGAGATCACGCCGGGCACCGTCCGCCGCCAGCCGCTCTCGGCCTACAACGACTTCGTCCTCGTCGCCCAGAGCCCGTCCGACTACTACGAGCTCTACCTCTACAACGCGATCAGCAAGACCGACGCCGCCGAGGTGACGTTCGGCGACGAGTCGATGGCCGCGATCAAGGTCTCGCTCGGCACCCGGCGCGACGGGGCGAACCTCGCCCTGCCGTCCTGGCGCCTGCGCATCCCGGCCTGATCCGATGGCCGCCAGCGAAGAGCAGGTCCTCGCGGGCCTGCTGACCGTGACCGTCGGCGGGATGGAGAAGTCCATGCCGACCCTGCCGATCCGCGACGCCCGCGAGTGGCGCAAGCGCCTCGCCGCCGAGGTCGCCCCGATCGCCGGGCTGCAGATCGACGCCAACGACTGGGCCGACATGCCGGCCAAGCTCCAGCTCGCCGAGGACACGATGCTCGATCTCATCGTGGCCTACGACCGAACGTCGGCCCTTGGCGGTCGGGAGTGGCTCGAAGAGCACGCCTGGCCACGCGAGCTCGGGCCGATCTTCACCGCGTGCGTCGAGGCCGTCTTCCCTTTCGATCGGCGGGCCGGGGTTCCGGGCGGTCCAGCGGTCGCACCGTCACCCGGGCCGAGCTCTACGAGTGGGCCCTCGCCCACTGGGGCCTCGACCCGATCGCCCTTGAGGGGCGCCTCGACGGACGGCAGCTAGAGATGCTCTGGACCGCCGGCCAGCGCCGGGTCACCCGCGAGGGCCGCGAACGACTCGCGGAGCTCTACGTCGGCGTCCGCGACGGCTACGTCGCGGGCAACGTCGCGACCGGCAAGGCCAAGGCACGCGGCGGCGCGCAGGTCCCCTCGTACCTGCGGCCCGACCCCGAGCAGCGCCGCGCGATGGCCAGCCGCGGCCTGCGCCAGTTGCTCGCGGACTTCCCAGCGTTCGTCGCCCGGGGCACGGAGTTCACCCACTGATGGCTTCGATCGGCGACCTCTTCTTCCTGTTCCGGGGCGACGACACCGGACTCCAGGTCGATGCGGCCAAGGCCGGCGACACGGCCGGGACCGCGGCAGGGAAGCGCTTCAGCGTCACGATGGGGACCGCGCTCAAGGCAGGGATCGGCGGCGCGATCGGTGGGGCGCTCTCCGCCGGCCTGGGGATGGCGCTCAAGGGCGGCGCCGAGCTCAACGCCGCGGTGACCGCGTTCGCGGCCGACACCGGGGCCACGACCGAAGAGGCCGCCAAGGCGCAGTCGACGATCGGCGAGCTGTTCCGCACGAACCTCCAGGGCTTCAGCGAGATCGCCGACGCGATGGCCAAGGTCCACAACGACCTCGGCCTGACCGGACAAGCGGCCGACGAGACCTCCGCCAAGTTCCTCAAGTTCGGGACCGCGACCGGCCAGGACGCGGGTGGGGCGGTCGCCGCGTTCGACGACATCCTCGATGCCTGGAACCTGACCGCCGCCGACGCCGGACCGATCATGGACAAGCTGATCGTGAGCCACCAGCGGTTCGGCGGATCAATCGCCGAGAGCGAGGCGAGCCTCAAGGCGCTCGCGCCAGCTATGACGGCGGCCAACCTCACGGTCGACGACGGCATCGCGATGCTGAACCTCTTCAACGCCGCCGGCATCGACGCATCGAAGGCGCCACAGGCGCTGACGAAGGCCCTGGGCAAGGTGAAGAGCCCGGCCGAGCTCAAGGCCCTGATCGCCGACATCGCGGCCACGACGGATCCCTTCGAGCGGGCGAAGAAGGCGATCGACCTGTTCGGCGCGAAGGCCGGGCCGCAGCTGGCGACCGCGCTGTCCAAGGGCAATCTCGATCAGTTCACGATCGGGATGGACGAGGCCGCGGGCGCCACCGACAAGGCGGCGGCCACGATCGAGGGCGGCTTCGGCAACCAGGCCCAGCTCATCCTCAAGAACTTCGGCGGCGCGCTCGCCGAGATCGGGACGAACTTCGGACCGCTCATCCTCGGCTTCTCGTCCCTCCTGCCAGCGCTCACCCCGATCATCACAGCCGCGGGGACCGCGGCGGGCGGCCTTCTCGCGGCGGCCATCCCGATCGGGATGGCCCTGCTGCCGGTCCTGCTCATCGGGGCGCTCGTTGCCGCGGTCGCCTTCCTGATCGCAAACCCCGAGATCGTCGGCAAGATCGCCGAGTTCGTGGGCTCGATCCTGGGTGCGATCGGCGACTTCCTCGGCACTCTGGGCGAGGTCTTCGCGACCGCGTTCGCCGCGGCCGTCGCCGCCGTCGGGGGTGCCGTCGGCCAGATCGTCGCCTTCATCGGCGGCATCCCGGGCAAGCTCGCCGGGTTCTTCGTCAGCCTTGTCCAGCAGTGGATCGGCCTCCAGGTCCGGGTCGCCTCGATCGTGCTCGGGCTCGTCGGTCGGGTCGTCGGCTTCGTCCTCTCGATCCCGGGGCAGATCGTCGGCCTCATCGGCGCGGTCGCCGGCCAGTTCGCGACCCTCGGCGGCCAGGTGATCGGGATCGTGACCGGCTTCATCGGATCGGTGGTCGGCTTCTACCTCGCGCTCCCCGGGCGGATCGCGGGGCTCGTCGGGACGATCGCGGGCTTCTTCATCGACCTCGGGGGCCGGATCCTCTCGACGGTCGGCACCTTGGTCGGCCAGGTCGTGGGCTTCTTCCTCGCGATCCCGGGCAAGGTCATCGGGATCGGCGCGGAGATCGTGGGCGGGATCATCCGCGGCATGGCCTCGCTTCCGGGCCAGCTCCTCGACACGGTCGTGGCCGCATTCAGCTCGATCAAGATCGACATCGGCCCATTCCACATCAGCTCGGCCGGGGTCACGATCGACCTCCCCAAGATCGAGCTGCCCTCGTTCGCGGTCGGCAGCCCGTTCATCCCGCGGGACATGACGGCGCTGGTCCACGCGGGCGAGATGATCATCCCGGCCGCCGAGTCCGCCGCGATCCGGGCGGGCCGCAGCGTGCTCGCGGCGCCAGCCGCGCAGGGGTCGGGTCCGTCCGGTCGCGCTCTCACTGTGAACGTCTACAACCCGACGCCGGAGCCCGCGTCGACCTCGACCAAGCGGGAGCTCCAGAAGCTCGCCGCGTTCGGGGTCCTGGCATGACGACCCTCGCGGTCGCGCCGGACCGCTGGACCTTCGGCGGGCTCGACCTCAGTAGCTACGCCTACCTGGTCCGCGAGGTGAGCGGCGCCGACGAGTTCCCCAAGCTCCGTGGCGAGGACGCGCCGTTCACCGGGCTCCCTGGCCGGCGGCCGATGGGCAAGCTCCCCGATGCCCGACGGCTGGCGCTCGGCTTGTGGGTCGCCCCGCTCACGGCGGCGGGCACCCTCGTCGAGCCCTCGAACCGCCGCCAGGCGCGCAAGAACCTCGATGAGCTCTATGCGGTCCTGGGTAGACGGGCCCAGCAGGCGCTCGTGCGCACCCTCCCGGACGCCTCGAGCCGGACGGCGATGGCGGAGGTCGTCGACGTCTCGGGCTTCACCGACCCGCTGTCGGGAGAACTGTTCGGCCTCGTGGTCGACTTCGCGCTCGCCGACCCGTACCTCTACGGCGCGGACATGGTCGTGTCCGGCGCGACGCCTGCCTCGCCGACCGATCTCGCGATCACTCATCCGGGGACCGTCCGGGGCGGGAAGCTCGTGCTGGACTTCACCGGCCCGATCGCCAACCCGCGGGTGACGAACCTTGGCAACGGCCAGTACGTCGAGGCGCTCGTCACCGTCGCCTCGGCGAGGCACCTCCTGATCGACGTCACGGCGTTCACCGCCAGCAACGACGGCGCGAACGCGATCGGCTCGATCCGCCACTCGGGCGCCTACCGCTTCCTCGAGCTAGACCCCGGGGCGCAGACGCTGCGGGTCAGCGCGACGACCCCGGGCGGTTCGCTCGCGGTCACCTTCTCCCCTCCGTACCTGTAGAGGAGCCGACGATGGCCTACACGGCGCTCCCGGACATGCGGATCCCCTACGACAACGACGGAACAGCGGTCGGATGGAGTTCATCGGGGAACAGCTCGGGCAACGGAAACCCCTGCAACTTCGGCGCGGGTGTCACCTCGTGGATGAGCGGATCAGAGATGTCCGAGATGAATGACGAGGACGCGACGGCGGGCGCTCTGCCCCTGATGGGCTCGGTCGGAATCGGCTCGCGGCAAGCCTCGACTCAGGTCTGGTGGTTCTTTCCGGAGCGGCGGACAGTCACCGGGCTATCCATTCTGGTGAACGGAGGGGGCGGCATGGCAGGGACGTTCGGGACAAGCTCGGGGATCCGGACAGACCTCTCCCTGCTCCAGGGATCGAACGACTCCGCAAACGGCGTGGACGGGACGTGGGAGTCTGCGAGTATCCCAGGCGGATGGCAATCGGTCACCGCTCCGCTGAACGATCTCGCATACGCCGGGTCTCGGTTCGAGGCGTGGAGGGCGGTTATCGGAGCGATCTCATTCACCGGAGGCAAGGCCACGGTCCGGGCGGGCGTCAAGGCCGAGTGCTCCATCACCCAGAACCTCCAGATTGTCGGTCTCCACCTCTACGGTGAGAAGGTCGCGGGACAGACGCCCGACGACGTGATCTACATCAACCACGACGACACGCCCGGAGCGGAGTACGCGGCGCCGGAGGACTTCGGGGACCAGCCGCTCGGCACGACCGTGGTCCGACAGTTCCGGCTCAAGAACACCTCCACGACGAGGACGGCCAACTCGATCACCGTCCAATGCAACGACGCCGACTTCGCGATCTCGTCGGACGGCACCACGTGGGTCGTGACGATCAACATCGCCTCGCTCGGACCCGGCGCGCAGTCGGCCACGATGTACGTCCGCTGCACGACGCCGGCCCCCGGCAACCTCCTCGGTCCGCGCTTCGCCCGGATCGTGACAACCGTCTCGAGCTACACGTAGGAGGAGGCAACCATGGCCCTCGCAAACGCTACCGCCGTCGCGGTTGCCACGGCGACGTGGACGACCGTCACCAGCGTCACCGGCGACGGAACGAAGCAGGTGATCGGATTCGCCGTGAAGTGCGACGACGCGGCCGTCGCCTTCGAGGCGCGGATGGCGATCAACGGCGTGACGACGATCGCCGGGGTGGCCGCCCTGGCGGGCTCCTCGGCCCAGATCTACGACGCGCCGACGACGATCCCGAATACGCAGTCCTGCGTGGTCCAGGTCCTCCACGCGGCGGGTGTCAACAAGGCGTTCACCGGGACGCTCCTCGGCTCCTGACGTGGGACTGAACCCCGCGGCGGCGATCCTGGGCTGCTACGCGAAACGCGCCGACACACGCCTCGAGACGCCGGGCGACGCGACGACGAGCACCGGGACGTTCCAAGCGCAGGCGCGTCCGGTCGATCCTCTGGCGCGCCGGTCGACGACGACCTTCTGGCTCGATCGCATCGGCACCTTCACCTCCCCGGCGCTCGTGACCAGTGCAGGCGTGAACGGCATCGGCGGCCAGGTCGCCTCCTGGTCGCCGACGACGCCGGGCAACGGCCGCTGGTACTGGCGAGCGCGCTCGACCGCGGCGGTCGGCGGGGCGGTCGGCGTGACCGGGCGGTATGCCTCGACGTTCAGCTTCACGGAGGAGGGCGGAGCGGGCATCCCTCGCTCGCTCTACCTCTATTTGAGCAAGGGCATCGGGGCGACCACGATCGCGGCCCGCAGCCTCTACCTCTACGAGAACAAGACGCAACAGGCGATTTCGGTCGCGTCCAGGGCGCTCTACCTGTACGCGAACCGGGCCATCCCGGCGCTCGCGCCCCTGACTCGCTCTCTCTACCTCTACGAAGCGAGGCGCGATGGCGAAGTCTTCCCGTGGCTCATGAAGATCGACCCCGTCGAGCAATACGCAGGTGGCCAGGTCGACCTCTACGGCGATGGTTTCGGGGAGCTCGTCGAGCTCGCTGCGGGGGCGACGATCACCGTCGACTCGACGAACGGCTCCAACGTCGCCGGCAACGCGGTTGATCGGCTCGCCTCGACGGTCTGGGCGTCCAACGGGGGCGCGGCGGCGTGGATCCGCTTCACCTTCGGGACCGCGAAGAGGATCGTCGCCATCGCGCTCGAAGCCAGCGGGACAAGCTGGGGCATCCCGGAGTTCCGCTTCTCGGATGGCGGCGCGAACGTCAACGGCGGCACCGCGGTTCCTGCTGGAGCTCCGGTCGGGACGGAGTATCCGGTCGGGGCGACACGGGCGCTCTACGCGCTCCCGGCTCCGCGGACGACGACCTACGTCGAGATCCGGATCGCGTCGGGCGGGTCCGGGACCCGGGGCCTCTACGAGGTCTGGATCTACGCGGACCTCGACGACCTCGCCGAGACGTCGCGGGTCTGGCTCAACTTCGGTCAGCCGGCGGTGACCGACCTCGGGATCGTGCTCTGGGCGAACCGCTCGCCCGGCCTCTACCCCGCGAACAACGGCGTCCCGATCACGAAGGCGGCGACGGTCACGCTCCCGGCCGCGGCGACCTCGGGCCTCGTCATCGTGCGCGAGGAGACGTGACATGGCCACGAGGACG